TTAATATCAATATCAAATCCAGTACCAGAAATATTAGACAAGAAAAATTCATCTCCTGCTGTCATGTTTTCTATGGTAACTCCTATAGTTGGCAATGCAGAATTAGCACTAACACTCGTTCCAGTAGCTCCTGTAAAGAATGAATTTGTGAATGTAACAGATTTTGTTGATATTGTTGAAGCTATAACAGTATTTACAGTTTCAACTCTTCTATCAAGCTCTGCTGAATAACCTAATTGATCTATCTCAATACTCTGTGCAGGGTCAAAACTTATCATTTCACATCTGAACTTAAATCCTCTACCGACATGAGTACCATTAGCAAAGGTATTAAATGTCTTGCCTGTAAAATCACTATCCTGATAACTAGAACCATTAGAAGGTGCATCAGATGTCACTGCTACCAACAGTTTTGCGTTGACATCAAAGGCTGTGGCTGCATCAAAATCAGTCCAAGTGTCAATATTACCTGATCTACTATCAATCAAATCATTAGGATAAAAACCCTGCGTTACAAAATGTCTTGTCAAACGTAAAGGATGAACCGCACCAAGATCAAGAATATTAGCAAAGTCATAAGTACCACCATCTGTTGTATCTACAGCACCAAGAAAATCAAAAGATGAAATAGCATCGAAATCTGCAACATCATCTAATGTTTCTGTAGATCCCAAAACTAAACCATTAACTTCTGCACTGAAAAAACAATCTACTTTTGTACCGCCAAAAGGAGGTGAATCTGTATCTTCTCTATCATTAAAAACAAGTAGTTTAGGTAATGGATCGGGATTAACAACAACAACAGATGCTTCTCCAGAACTTAATCTACCACCATCATCTCTGAACTTAAGAATATATTCTCCATCAATAGCAGGCAGCATTGTTTCACTTACTGATCCAGGTAAAGCAGGGATTAAGTCAACAGAATTAGTAAAAGTACCACTACCATTTGTTAAATTGCTATGCCTTACAACTACGTTTCCGCCATGTAAAACATCAATATCTGTAGATTTATCAAAACGTAATCTCATTAACTGATCTGATATAGTTTCTACTCTTAAATTCTGTACATCACCAGGTAATGCAGTCTTACCAACAGATGTAAATTCTATTTCATTTGGTCTTTCACTTAATTTATTTATTGTATTTATAGAAAATACTCTGATAAGAAACTTACCATTAGTAATATTATCTATATCAAAATCAGTAGCTTTTACCTGTTGATTAATAAAGTTTCCATTTTCAAATTTATATTGTAGATAATATCCAATAGCACCTTTAACTGCAGCAAAGGATATTGATAATCTTGCAACTGCTTTATTATTGATAACAATAAGTGACTCAGAAGCGGTTAAGTTCTGTGGTGCAGGTAATTTTTTTGTAATTAAAGTAAAGTTTTTTGTAGGCAAAGCTGTGCCATCTTCTACAAAGGCATATTTACCACTGTTATGTGATGCTGCTGTGATGCTGAATGTAAGATTTTCCTGTTCCTGTACGTTTACAACTCTCCATGTTGTAGGTTCAAGTGTTGTATTCTCTATAACCCACACACTATTTGCCTGTGGAACAGAAGAAAAGGCAGAGGACACAGTAACAGTAGCACTTGATATACCGCTAATCTCTTTTGTCTCAAGCGTTCCATCGGATAAGATTACAGATAGTTTTGCAGTATTTGTAGTGACAAGATCAGTAGATGCTGTATCATCAACCTCTATCTGAGTTGTACTTATACTTGTCTTAATTCTTCCTCCTCTTCTGACTCCCTGTTTTACTTCATCTGCCACTGATATTATCTGTCCAGGACGTACCAATACACCTGCTTCAGCAGTAATACTAAAGTTAACTATTTCAGATGAATTATTTTGGTTAAACAATAACCATTTAGCCATTCTTGAAGCCTGTCCTCTTGATGTTGTGGCAAAGCTTTTTATAGTCTGTGTTTTTATTCCATATCTTGACTGTGCTGTTGTGTCATCTACTGTTTCATAATCAATAGCTTGAGTTGTCATATCAAAGAAACCTACATTTATCTTTGTAAACTTAGCCTTCTGACTCTGATTGCTATATGAAAAACCACCTTCAGTTACATTAGAAATATTAAAGGTATAGACAGGATCAGATGGTCTATCCTGTGAGATCGTAATACTACCTGCTTCATAAAAAGCCTGTACACGCATTACAGAACAAAGATCCTGTATAAGTTCAAATGCTTCCTTCTGATTATTAATATTTACATTGCAACTAAATCTAGCTTCGGTTGTTCCTGTTCCAGAACCATCATCTATCTGTGTTGAGTTATATTCAGATGCAGAATAGAAAGCAAACTTATCTATTGCTGTCTCTGGAATTGATGCACCATAACGAGTATTAGTTAAGACATCATATAGAACCCAAGCTGGATCGTTTGTAAACTCCTTATCTGTTTTTAAAGTTCCATTAAAACTGCCACTGAAAGATAAGCTGCCATCAGACCTTACAGTTGCATTATGTGGAATCTTTACTTTTATTCCTCTTATTCTGTATGTTCTTGTTGGTATTGATCTAAAAGATTCAGCATTAAAACGTAAGCCAACGTGTGCAATATCCACATAAGCTCTCTGTTCTGCTGTTATCTCTGTAAATGATGACCAACTGAATTTATTCTGTAAATTAGTATCAGTAGAATCATTTGTAACTCTAGTGACAGTAGCGGTTATTGGATAGCTGAGATTTGATAATCCTTTAATAATATAATCTCTGAAATACTGTGTATTAGTCTTACCAATTACAGCCCCTTTTGTTCCTTTGATAACTCTATGTTCTGTGCCGTTATTTTCTGTAATTTTTATAGATAAATTGACCTGTGTACCATTTGTAGATCCATCAGATGTGTTAAATTCCTGTAAAGATGGGAATACAATAGTGATTCTTAATTTATCTATCTGATTTGAAATTGACCTTGACACTGGTGTTGCTTTTGTTACTTCAACACCGACAGCAGTTTCAGATTCTATTTCATTAATAGTATCTAAGGCAGTCTGACTAGACGTTCCAAATCTAGGTTCAAAACTTATATCTTCTCTTGTAAAGTTAAAATCACCCTCCGTCAGATTATTAATATCTGCTGATTTTTTTAAAACTTGAGTTCCATTTAGGAAAACATCTTTTAATGCTGCAATATTATATTTATCAGTTCCTTGCGTAAGACCTGCTTCTAATGGTGAATGAAAACCAGCGATCTCTCCTTCTGATAAAACATCTATAAGATCATTTGATTGCTTACTGGATAATATTGAATCTGTAGTTGTTTGTATGCCATCAACATCACCTGCTGTTATGTTTAAACTATTCTGTTTTGTAAAAGTCGCATTACCTGATGTGGTGACAGAAGTACTACTTGCAACTTTAAATTCTGTTGAGGATGTTACGGAAGTGACAGTTACATTCTCTGTTGTACTAGAACCAGATGTTACGTTTAGGTCGACAACATCACCAACAGCTAATGTTTCTGTGCCATTATGAGTAACAGTGATTGTATTTGCTGATTGAGAATAAGTTCCAGTTTTAGGTACATCTTCAAAATAAAAACTTACTATTTCATTAGATATTGTCTGAGAAGATGATCTTGTGACAGTAAAAACAGTAGATGAACTTACTGCTGTTACTGTCAAAACTTCTGGTGTATTTTCATTTGTACCTACTACAAAAATAATATTTAATACATCACCTACTTGTATTGTTTCACTACCATCATGTGTGATTGTTGCTGTAGTTCCAGATTGAGTAAAATTACCTGTCTCAACAGTGATACCATCTATTTCAATTAATTTTCCATTTGCATCAAAAACAATATCATTACCTAATCCACCAAGTCCAAATTCTTTTAAAAAACCATCAATACCTTCATCTGTGACGTTACCAAAGTAATGCGCCTGCATTACATCAGGAAGTGCATATTCTAATTCAAATGGATCTGGCATTATACAGAAACCTCAATCTGGTCTGTATCAATTCCATTTGATACATTTATACTTCCGACAAAGATATCTCCATATACAAGAGGGAGTGCAACACCAGCACGACTAACGTTTGTAACCCCACTAAATGCAAAATTAACAGTGGCATCTTCTGGTTCTAAAGATGACATTGGTTTCGGTTTTGGTGTCAGATAGTTAGTTACACTATTAACAGCTAAACTTGTTCCAAGAAGTGTTGCTGTACTTTGAAAAAGTCCAAGTCCTGCACCAGCTTTTAACCCAATAGCAAGACCTATTTCTTTTGCAAAACCTGATAATAATAAACCTCCAATCAATCCAAAAATTTTACCTTCAACAACAGGTATTATTTTTATCTCTTTATCTATAGGATTTAATAAATCATCTTTAGTTGCATTATATTCTCCCATATCTATTCGATAATATTGATTCATCATATATTTCTCTAATTCTGGATGATTACATAATAGAAACTTCATAACTTCTCTTGTATTTCTTACCTCTGCCTTCTGTTCTTTCCATCCTACAAAATCTGCCAGATCTCCATATAGTTTTACTGTCTTAAGCATGGATCTCTCTGTAATGTTTCTATTTTATCTGTTGGCTTAAATTTAAACCATCTTTTTGTCTTTAGTCCAATAATATACCAAGTTCTATTGGATCGTTTACAACTTATAACATCTGCTTCACTGGGATGCTCCGTACCAATCGGATGAGAATGTATGACAGCATGGATTCTGCCATATCTATCCTCAGTCTCAGCCCAATCCAAAGGATCTAACAAAAACTGCAAATCATTATGTAAAGCTAAGTTTTTACAGGGAATATACTTATCTTTATTCAAATAATTAACAAGAAGTCCACATGATTCTCTAGGTGCTTCCTGTTCTGCATGAACAAGAGCATCTTCCTGCCATGTCATTGATTTATAAACGTACCAACACCAGGAAATAGATCTCTTGTAACTACTCTCTTAGGAAGTTGTAGATTAATTAAATCAAGTTCAGATGCTAATTCAAATTGAACTACTTCTCTGTTTTCTACAACTTTTCTATCTATAAAATAAATTTCCTGTGGTAATTCCTGTGTTGTATCAGGTGTACCAAATGGATTTGTACCGCTAGTAAAGTTTGCAGCATCTAAATACCTTGCAAGAGTTCTAATCCTTGTAAATTTTGCACCATTAAGATCATTATTGGCAGTGACAGCATTAACAGTTGCGAACAAAGCAGTCATAGTTCCTAAAATATTACTGATTGTAAAAACAGGTCGAGGAATAGATTTAGACGCTCCATCAAATTCAAACCCTTCTGCCTGACATGGAAACTTTTGGTATGTATTACCTTGCCAAATAATATCGGTATTATCTAATTTATTCGTACCTGCATGAAACCTCTGCACATCTGTAGATCCATGTAATGTGCTATCTAAAGTCAAAGTAAAAAGTTCAATAATAGAACTTGGATTAATCTTCTGTAGTTCTGATACTGGTATTGGCATTAAGGTTCAAACACCTCTCTGAATGTTACCTGTACTCTTGCACGATTTAAATATGGTATTGATTTGTTCCATGATTCGCAGACAAACTGAGAAGAACTAGATTCTCCTGGTGGTGTAAAGGTAAAGCTGGCACTATCAACTGCTCTGGCATCCAAGAAAGTTTCAATCGTATCTGCGTCTGTTTCTGACACTTCAAAAGTTAAATTAAATATTTTAGGGTTTTGATTTAGGCCAAAGAGTAATCTATGTTCATAACCATCACCAAGTTTTACTGTTTTAGTATTAGGTTTTGATGTTTTTTTGACTCCGTAGGTTGGGGTAATCGAAGGAAAGGTAGCCATTATGCAAGTAAACCTCCAGGACGTTTTTGTTTAATTAATTCAGATTGTATAGCAGTAGCTATAGCAGAGCCAAAGGCATTTGCCTGTTCTTCATCACCTTCAACAGAAGAACCAGAAGCATCCACGTTTACAACTACATTCATAGCACCTCCCATTGCGTTATTAGGAATAATAGTTCCTGCCCTATCAGGCACAAATAATTCTGGACCACGTTCTCCTACTATTGAAGCTCTTCCTACTGGTGGTCTGCCACCATTTGCAAAACCAAGTATTCCTAATAATCCACCCGTTACTGATCCACCTCCAAAATTTCCAAAAATAGCTGCATTTAAAAAAGCATCTCCAATCTTATTAACTACATTTAATAAAAGATCATTTAATGATTGTGTTCCTTTGATTAAACCTTTAATTCCATTACCTATATCTTGAGCAATAATATTTGATAATTCTCTAAATGGATCTGCTAATGCTTTTGCGTTGTCAAAGATCTGTTGTTGAGTATCTCTAACAATTTTTAGCTTTGCAATTTTATCTTCTAATTGTTGATTGACTTCATCAGTTTTTTGTGATTCTAAAAATTTTAATTCATTGTTAAGGTTTTCTAATTCAAATTTTTCTTTTAATACATTTAAATCTTCAGTGCTTGTTGTTAAACGTTTTTGTTCAAGTTCTAAAGCTTGTTTTAAAGGTAATAATTCTTTCTCCTCAAATCTAAGTCGTGTTTTTTTCTTGGCTTTATTGTCAGTATCATCAAGATCAAGATTTGATGCGTTTAAATTAAAGTTTAATGGATCATTAGCTCTATTAAAAGGATTACGAAATTTATCGCCAGTAGGACTAAAGAACTCATCAAAAAGACTACCTCTTTTATCAAGATCAAAAGCATTTGCAGTAAAAAAATCTGCAATACCTAAAAGATTCCTTGAAGTTCCTTCAGGTTTTTTACCTTGTATTAAATTATTTAATTCTGTTATTAGTGGGCCTAAAACATCTGAAACCAATAAAGTTAAAGATGTTCCTAATAAATTAATTTGATTATTAAAATCATTCATTTTATCAGTATTTTCTTTTATTTGATCTTGAGTTAAACCAAATTCTTCTGCAAATTTGTTAAGGAGAAGTGCTGAAGCATCAGAAGTCATGCCTAATTCATTCATTCTTAAAACTAAATCTCCTGTTTCTGTATTAGCTAGTCCTAATTTTGTTACTAATGTCTCAATATTTTCTGTTGGTTTTGCAAGTGCTTTTGTTAGTTCATCTAAAGCACTACCAATAGTCGTACCAGCTATAGAAAGAGCGAATCCAAATTGACCCATACCAGGAATAGCTGATAAAGCTCCACCTGCCACACCACCTAAAGCACCACCTATAGCAGCAGTTGGTCCTTGTCCAAACAATAAAGGAAAACCACCACCAATAATTCCACTTCCAACTGCTCCTCCTAAACCTCTTAATGCGTTTAATTTGATTCCTGACTTTCCTTTCTCCATATTGGCTTGTGCAGTTTTTTTCTTAGCACGAGCTAATTTTATTTCTGCTGCTAATTCATCTCTTACTAATTGAATATTTTGCTTATTAATTGTAAGACCTTTACTTTTTAATCTTTGTATTACTTTAAAATCTGTCTGTTGTTTTTTATAAGCTGCATTTAATCGTTCTTCTTTATCTAAAACATCACTAATTGAACGAAAATATCTTTCTGTTCCTAAAGCAACCTTATTTAAATTTCCTTTGGCTTTAGAAAGGGTTTTATTTAAAGTATTGAAAGAATTTGGTAATGTTTTACTTTGTTTATTAGCTAATTTATTTAAAGTATTAATTTCTCTACTTAAAGCAGAAGTTTGTGAACGAACTGCTTTTAATTCTTTAGCACCTTTTACAGCAATAGCAATATCAACACTATAATCAGCCACTTAAAAATTAAAATATTTATCTCATTCTACCTCTTTTACCTTTTAAAGCACTACTTCTCTGTGATTCTTGTCGTTGTTTTTCAAAATTCTCTGATTCTATTTCTGAATAAGCAGCCCAACCTATCATCTCTTCTACAGTTAAAGTGTCCGACAATTCAGCTACAGTCTTACCTAATTCTTTAGCCAAAGAATAAATAAACATCCAACTATTATCAGCTTTTTAATTCGGCTTTAGCCTCTTCCACCCCCTTAGTTTGACCAGCTTCTATCATCGCCAGTTGTATTTCCTGCAAGATATTAGCTTCAACTTCTCTTCTTAATGAAGCTTTGTCACCATCTTGAAAAAGTCTATTACCATCTTTATCTAATGCTTTTGTAATCATCAAAGCTAATGCAAAATCATTTACATCATCAGCATTTGATTTCTTTTGTATTGATTCTCTTTCAGCAATGGTAAGTGGATGCCAATAAACAGTCAGTATTATCGCTCCATCCTTCTTTACATCATGTTGATATAGCTGGCTTACACCAAAACTATTCTTCAGAAGTTCAATCGCTCTTGTCATAAAATAAGTATTGCTACTTTATTATACTAGGCGTTTGCTGAGAATTGGCAAGATATTACACCTACGAAATGACTTCTATCTTCTATTTCAAGCATTGTAGGCCCATTTATATCCTGAACTCTTGGAGTTACGCTAAAAGTATCAGTATAATTAGCAGCATTTACTGAAATCAAACCATCTATAACGGATTCGCTTATAGCAGAAAGAACGGACGTTCCATTACTCTTTGGGACGTAAACATTACATTGAACAACACCTGAATAATAACTGGAAGCTGCTCCATGATTCTGAAGAGTTGACTGTATGAAATTTACATTCATTACAACATATTTTTCAGCTTTACCTGGAGTTACAAAACTAACGTTGTCATAGACAACAGAAACCGTATTATCTGCTGCTACTACTGCATCTGTAACTGCTTTTTCAAATGCTGCTCTAGCGTTTACTAAAGTCATAAGACATCTCCATAACCAATTCCTGAAGGACTGCTGCCAAAGCCCTCTATCTGTTTACCGAATATGAATAATTTACCTTTCTTTTCTTTCATATTTTCTTTAATAATCTGACCCATACGACCTTGTACAAAATTTTGTATTTTTCCTCCTTCTAAAGCATAAGAGGCATATTTAACAGTATTACCAATAAAAACAGTTTTTTTAATATTAAATGTTCTTGTTACTTTAAATCGTGGTTGTATTTTTGGACTATGTTTAAAACCTCTATCTTTCTTAAAAAAAGCTAATGATTCTTTTCTTTTCATTTCTGCCCAAGGATTAAATTTAAGAATATCATCTTTAGCTTTTGGAGGAGTATTAGCAACTTTCCAACTCGATGCAAAGAAACCAGTACGGACTGGACTATGAGTTTTTGTTCCTAAACTCTTATGTGCTTTTCTTATAACAGTATTAAAATCACGATTTAGTTGAGCTTCAAGATCTCCAACAATATCACTTTTTAAAAAGTCTTTAGCCATCAGAAGCGTACCAATACTGTATATAGATAAACCTGCCCACCTTTCCTCGTATCAATATCATAAATCTTTGCAGTGACATTAGATCCCGCATAACTTAATGTAATCTCATCATCAAAATCCACTTGATTATCACCTATTAAATCGGGCGTTATGTATAATTTTGCCTGTCTCATCTCTTTACCTTCATCTTCTTCTGATTTTATAAATTCTATTGGAACTTTTATATCAGCAAAAGTTGTATCAGTCGTTGTATATGCACCTGTACTGGTGTTATAACTCCCAGAAGCTTTCTTTGTATAAGTAATAGTGGTATCAAAAGAGTTACCAAGATCAGCTACTATTTGTTTTGCAATCTGTTTAAATGCTGTGTCTAATTGTCCTGCCATTATCCTCTTACCACTCTAAGTTGAAAACTACCAGCACCACCTAAAAGATATGCTCCTAAATAACTTTGTAACCACGGATAAACGTCCAAGATATTATTAACAGAACCAGTGCCCTGACTATCAGTATTATATTTCACTTGTATATCTCCCAGTTGAACTTCACTAAAGTTTCCATCTTTACCAGTAGTACCAGTGATCGCATCAGTATCATTTGCTAAAGCTCTTGCTAATTCAAATTGTGCATACTTTATATTTTGAGGAATAGTTGAGCAAGATAGTTCAACTCCATCTACCTGATAATTATTTCTAGGAAATTTTAAAGCTTGTCCTGTATCGCATCTATCACCGTAATAAACCATAGTATCAATCCATCTTGTCGCAGATATTAATGCTCTCTTTTTTTGGTCATCTGTTTTATTAGTCCAAGTAGAAGAATCGGGAGAAGTATCAAAATAGTCGTTAGATTCAGAAAGAGTAACATAACTATTAGCATTTGCTCCCTTTATTGTTGCGTCTATAGTGGCTGCCACGATCCAAAAAGTAATTTAGTTTTATTGTAGCGTAAAGAAAAAACCCCACCAATATTTGATGAGGTTTATTCATTACCGAAATAATACTACTAAGAGATATTAGAAGTATCAAGTGGTGAGTTAACGATTATCTCAACGATAGGAATTAAATCAGCATCGTATGTAATACCCCAGTTATTTGAGTTACCTAACTGAGCGTTTGTTGGGTTGTCAGTAGCAGATGTCCACTTAGTTCCCATAACGTGATAAGCACTGTGATAATCAACAGACATAACATCTTGCTTAGAAAGAATGTTTCTATCTGATTCAATACCTAATGGTGATTGCTCTCCTTCAAGAATTGTTCCTGACTTAATTAAGAAGCAACGGAACTCAGTCTGATGACCAGAAGAACCAGGAGCAACTGTATTAACCTGAGAGTCAATAACTACATTCATACCAGCGAATTGTCCGATGCTTGTTTCATTAACACCGACACCACCTCCACCCCAAGTCACTGCACCACCAGTTGATAGAGCAGATGTTGAGAATGTAAGCATACCAACCTGATATAAGTAGTAAGCAACAGATGGATGAACAACTAAAGTATCTAGTTCATCTCCTCTTGATCCAAGAAGTGATCTTCCTCTTGCAACAGTAGAAGCTGTTAAGAAGTTTGCTTCAACAGCACTTGTTCCAGCTTTTGCTACATCAAGTAAGTTAGCTCCTAAAGGACCAGAACCAGAAGCGAATAAACCATCTAATAAACTAAATAGTCTTGCAGAGTTTAGTTTGTTGATAGCGTCTGCAATCTGGTTTCTGATGTGACCCATTGGATCTTCACCAGCAGCCAATACAGCTACATCATCAACAGCATAAGCAAAACCTCTATGGCAGATGGTTGCAATCTGTGTATCTGTTCCAATCTTCTGTGGTGTCAAGTGACCTGAGTTACTTGTACCCCATGTTGCTGTACCATCTAAAATTTCTTCAGTTGGTGTGATTGGGTTAAATTCTGGAACTTGGATTCTTGTTCCACCTTCTGTCGCATCAAGAAGTGCATTACGCACAACAGCACCAGATTTTATAAATGCACTACGTTCTTTAATAGCTTCGGAAACATAGGTGCTGAGATTATTTCTCTTAACGATGTCCGCTAATAGGACACCGCCAGAATAATTCTGAAACGGAGCAGCCATTCAGATT